TTTGAGGCCGAGGATGCTCTGGGGCGGTGGCTCGAGGAGCGCTGCGACCAAGCTGCGCATCTGCAGGACACCTCCCAGCGGCTCTACGCTGACTGGAAGAGCTGGGCGGATGCGAACGGCGAATTCCCCGGATCGAACAAGCGGTTCTCCGAGACCCTCGCCAATCGCGGATTTGCGCGCGCCAACACCAGCAAAGCCCGAGGTTTCCGGGGGCTCGCACTGCGTCAGGCCCAACCCCAGACCAGCCCGATGGAGTTTTGAAAAATGCCAGCAAAATCAACATCGGTGACGGATGTGACGGATCGTCCCCTTATAGGCGTTACACGCGCACACGCGCGCGCCTCTGGAGGTGATAATGGGGAACCCGTCACATCCGTCACTATCCGTCACGGCGCTGTCCTTGCCCTCGATCTCGGCACCAGTACCGGCTGGGCCTTCCGCTCGCCCGACGGCCACATCAGTACCGGGACGGTGTCGCTCAAGCACACCCGCTACGACGGTGGCGGCATGCGCTACCTGCGCTTTCGGCGCTGGCTCGAGCAGCTGGATCTCGATGCCGGGCCGATCGAGGCGATCTACTTCGAGGAAGTGCGTCGCCACGTCGGCACCGATGCAGCCCATGTCTATGGCGGCATGCTGGCCGTGCTGACCGCATGGTGCGAGGAACATCTGGTTGCCTATCAGGGCGTTCCTGTCGGCACGATCAAGCGGTTCATCGCCGGCAAAGGCAATGCCGACAAGGCAGCCGTGATCGCGGCAGTTCGCGCCAAGGGCTTTGCCCCTGCCGATGACAACGAGGCTGATGCGATCGCCATCCTGCTCTGGGCTATCGAGACCCGCGGAGGTGTCCGGTGAGCGCGGCCGGTTTCCTGAAGCGCGTGGCGCAGGTGCTGGAAGATCGCGGCGCTGCCTACGGCGATCCCAAAACCCAGATGGAGGCGATTGCCCGGCGCTGGTCGATCACCCTGGGCACGCCCGTGACGGCGCAGCAGGTTGCGCTGTGCATGATCGACCTGAAGCTGGCGCGGCTCGCCCATGATCCCAACTATGCTGACGGTCCGATCGATGTGATCGGCTACGCGGCGCTCATTCCAGAGATTATCCGTGGCCCGCGGTCGTAAGCGCAAGGCGGGCCGCCGCCATCCCTGCGGCAAGCTGGTCCCTGCCAGTGTGGGCGAGACCCAGCGTGAAGTCGTGGCCACTGTGCTCGAAGCCCGGCAGCGCCATTACGGCGTGACGGAGAGGCAGGCGAAGGACGACCGGTTGGGCACGGCGCTTGGCCGGGTCGCCTTTTCGGGCAAGATCACAGCCGACCAATATGCGGCAGGCGAGATGTACGGTGAAATCATGGCCCGCAACCGTGCGGTCATGGGTCTGCCCATGGACCAGCCCCGCTCCGTGACCGGCTTGCTGATCAACGAGGGCATTTTCGGTGGCAGCGCGCCTGATCATGACCCGGCCTTGGTCGAGAAGGTTCGCCGCCGCGCTGCTGCGGCAATGATGATGCTGCGCACCGCCGACGCGGATGCGCCTGGCGCCGTCGATCGCAAGCCCAGCACCCTCGTGCATGCGGTGGTTTGTCATGAGGTGGACGCAGCGAACTGGCCTGCGGCTGATATCGTCAACCTTGGCCACGGTCTTGATGCGCTGGTGCGTTTGTTCGGGGACCGCAGAGACAGTTCGTGATGGGTCCCCTCCCCTACCAAGTTCAGTAACAAACTGAATCTACTATATTATTTGTCGTTTTCCATTGACCAATCTTGCCAGATGCCGTAGACCTTCCGAAATAGAGAGTTAAGAACTGCGCCCGGAGCCCCCCAGCTTCCGGGCGTTGTTTCGTTTCCGGGTTGCGTGATGTCCAGCCCTGCAACATGGGAATGGCATGACCGACGAGGACCTCAGGAAAGTCATTGAGGAAGTGGTGCAAAAGCTTCCCGATCTCGTGCGCGCCGATCTGGCGTCGCGTGATCCCTCGGTGCGCCAAAGTGCGGAAGAGGTCGTAGCGACCAAGATCATGCTGGCCCTGGGCGAGTTACGGGCCGCTTCCTGACGCAAGGATGGCGATATGACAGACCGATTGCGTGGACGCCGCGCGGTTGCCCAGCGCCTGCGCCGTCTCCGTTCCGAACCACTCTGCCGCGATTGTAAAGCCAAGGGCATCATCACAGCAGCGACCGTGCCCGATCACATCGTCCCGCTCACCCAGGGCGGCGGCGACGACGACAATAATATCCGCTGTCTTTGTGCTGACTGCCACCAGGTCCGCACCGCCGAGCAGTTTGGATATCGCAGGCGGATCGAGGTCAATGCCGACGGTTGGCCCTGCGCCTGACCCCGGGGGGGCGGTTCGCTCTCAGTCGCTCTCGGTAGGGAAACCGCCGGGGATCAGAACTTTACGCAGCCGCGAGTTAACGACCGGGGGTCACATGATGAATTGGCCGGCAGATAAGGTCGAACGCAGGAGCGTTTCGGCATTGGTGCCCTATGCCCGAAATGCCCGCACCCACAGCGAGGACCAGGTGGCGCAGATCGCCGCCTCGATCCGTGAATGGGGCTGGACTGTGCCGGTGCTCGTTGACGAAGATGGCGGTCTGATCGCCGGGCACGGACGGGTGCTTGCTGCGCGCAAACTGGGCATTGCCGACATCCCCGTCATGGTCGCAGCCGGTTGGACCGAGGCCCAGAAGCGGGCCTATGTACTGGCCGACAACAAGCTAGCGCTGAACGCCGGCTGGGACGCCGCACTGCTCGCGCTCGAGCTGACGGACTTGCAGGCCTTCGATTTCGATCTGGGGCTCACCGGCTTCTCCGATGACGAACTCGCGGCGCTGACCGCCGACAAGACCGAGGGTCTGACCGATCCCGACGGGATTCCCGAGGTGCCAGCCGACCCGGTTGCCAAGCCCGGCGATGTGTGGATTCTCGGCAAACATCGTCTGGTCTGCGGCGACAGCACCGATGCCGACACCGTCGCCAAAGCGCTGGACGGGGTCATCCCACATTTGATGGTCACCGATCCGCCCTACGGCGTCGAATATGATCCGGCATGGCGCGAGCAGGCCGGCGTCGCGGCTAGCGGTTCCGCCAAAGGCAAGGTGCTGAACGACGACAAGGCAGATTGGCGCGAGGCTTGGGCTTTGTTCCCGGGTGACGTTGCCTATGTCTGGCACGCTGGCCTGTTTGCCGGTGTCGTTGGGGACAGCCTTGCGGCCTGCGACTTCCAACTCCGTTCCCAGATCATCTGGGACAAGGGCCAGCTCGTTCTATCCCGCGGCGACTATCACTGGGAGCATGAGCCTTGCTGGTATGCCGTCAAAAAGGGCGCCAAAGGCCATTGGGCCGGCGACCGGAAGCAGACCACCATCTGGCATATTCCCAAGCCCAAGAAGAACGAGACCGGGCACGGCACCCAGAAGCCCGTCGAATGCATGAAGCGTCCGATCGAGAATAATTCCAGCGCGGGCCAGGCCATCTACGAGCCATTCTCGGGGTCTGGCACCACGATTATCGCCGGCGAGATGACCGGGCGTGCGGTTCACGCGATCGAGCTGAATCCGGCCTATGTCGACGTGACTATCAAGCGTTGGCAAGACTTCACCGGCCAAGCCGTCACCCTTGATGGAGACGGGCGGACCTTCGCCGAACTCAGCGAACAGTAGCAGTAATGACGTGAACGGCCGCTGCCAGCCTCCTCTGCCGTGGCAGCGATATCCCGGCCACGCCGGCCTGGAGCCCACTGCATTCTTTGATGAGGACGGTTGAAGGATATTGATCCAGAAATACAAAGGCGTATGCTGCAGATGAAGCAATTGGAATGCATCATGCCCATTATTGAAACCTCCCACAAACTGTCCTCGGATCAAGAAGAGTACCGCGTCTGCTCCGGATCGTTCGTTTTCTTTCGCGTTATCGTCGGCGAAAATAGGTGCAGGCTCATGACTGCTACCGCTTCTGAGGATACAGGCGAGTACCGCGCTTTCGACGACCAAAAGCGTCTTCTGGATTCCACGCTCAGCGTCTTCGCTGACTTAGATATGGAAAGCGTTCTGAAAGAAGACCACGCTGGTAGGCAGTACCTCGAGACTGAGGTTTTCAATGACGCCAAAGATCTTGTCCATGTCGCCACTACGGTTCTCGATCGATTAGGCTTCGAAGATATCTCGGTCCTTGCGCTTCGAGAAATGAAGGCGGTCCATAATGAATTTTCTACCGATTATACCGGGGAGGACGCGTACCTGAGCGATGGAATGTGGGTGACGGCAGATGGGAGATTGGTGCAGCGATAGTTCGCTGCTGGGTGAGAACTGACATTAGCAGGGCTTCACCGGCCAGGCCGCTACCCTCGAAGGTACCAGACGAACTTTAATGCAATCGGCGTTATCGTTAGCATCGATGATTCCGCCAGTACCGATCCCATCGCAGCGCCCAGCCACCCCTGACCATTGCGCAGGACAGGTCGCCGGATTTCGGCGATACGCACCAGGCCGCAGTCCGCGAACCACCAGCGCCACCTACGGAGCGGCACCGCAGTGCCGGACCGGTCACCAGTATATGTCCCTCCCGGGACGCGCCGGTCGGGCGGCCGATCAGGCCTACCAGCGCATCGCGCGCCTGCTCAGCCGATGCGTCGGGGCACGGTTGACCGGGCCGGCAGCTGCCGTCTGCCTCGCGCGCTGCGATGCCGGACAGGCGGATACGCGGGCCCTCGGCGCACCAGATCGGTCCATCGCCATCCCACACCCGGGTCGGCGTGCAGGTGAAGGTTTCTCCAGAGGGCACGACGGCCGCAGCGGCAAACAGCAGAAAACTGAAAATCGTCATGACCTTGGTGTTGGTGGTGGAAACAGGCTGGTCACGACGCATAGTTGAAGGACCGCCCCAGTGAAACCCGGTACCAAACCCAAACCGACGCAGCTGAAGCTGATCGAGGGCAACCGCGGCAAACGACCGCTCAATCGCAAGGAGCCTCGCACCGTAACGGCATTGCCATCGGCGCCGCCGCATCTGACCGCTGACGCGCTGGAGGAATGGAACCGGGTCGCCCATTGGCTACACCGTATCGGGCTCCTGTCCGAGGTCGATCGCGCCGCCCTTGCTGCCTACGCCCAGGCCTATGGCCGCTGGGTCCAGGCTGAACGCGCGATCGCCAAGATGGCTGAGAAGGACCAGCTGACCGGCGGCCTGATGATCAAAACCACCAACGGCAACGCCATCCAGAACCCGCTCGTCGGCACCGCCAACAAGGCCGCCGCAGACATGATGCGCTACGCTGCAGAATTCGGGATGACGCCCAGTGCCAGAACCAGGATTGCAGCCGAAGCGCCGGCGGAAAGCGAGGATCCCGCCGAGCGCTTCTTCGGCTGATCGGACGATCAGCTGAGTCGGTGAAAAAGCCGTGATTATTTGAGTTCAAGCTGCCTGATTTGATTGACCAGGCTTGCCAAGCTGTTTGCGATTTCTCGCATTTTGTCTTCGTTCAAGATTATCCGCCGTTCGATCAGGGGATGTACGAGGCCTGCATTGTCGAACTGTATCTGGATTGACCCATCTTCCAGAACGAGTACCTCAGTCGTCGCGTGGGCGAGCTCGCTGCGGAGTTCCGAGTAAATCTGGAACTGGTCCATCTTTTCGATGATCCGTCCAGGGTTTTTGAATCGTTCGGGGCTCTTGCGCGCCAAGTCACGGATTTCATCTAACCTGTTTCCAAGCAGGACGAGCGCCGGACGACTTTTCCCGGATGTCGCAGGTGTAATGCTGGCCATCATCTGGGCAATCCATCGTTCGACCTGTGCGCAACGTTCGATCAATTTGCTTCGGAAGATATGCGCGGACTGAAGCGCCTTCTCGCGGCTGGCCGGCTCAGGCGGCAGTAAGTCTCGGGGCATGTCGTTCATGCCGCCGATATATCGGCGATTTGTTAATCATCGGTGGAGCGGAAACGTCGGGGATATCGCCCAATATTGTGATTTTGGGCGGACAGGATGCGTACGCTGCGGAATTCGGGATGACGCCCAGTGCCAGAACCCGCATTGCCGCCGAAGCGCCGACGGAAAGCGACGACCCCGCCGACCGCTTCTTCGGCTGATCGCACCACCGATTACGCCCGGGCCGTCATTGCCGGCGAGTTTATCGCCGGTCCGCATGTCCGCAACGCCTGTCGTCGGCATCTCGATGACCTGAACCGCACCGATGGGATCCGCTTCGACCCGGAGGCCGCAGCCCACGCCTTTGGCTTTTTCGAGGAGGTGCTCAAACTGTCCGAAGGTCAGTTCGACGGTCAACCCTTCCGGCTCGAACCGAGCCAGGCTTTCATCATCGGCTCGGTCTTCGGCTGGAAGCGTGCGGACGGACGTCGCCGCTTTCGCCGGGCCTATATCGAACAGGGCAAGGGCAATGGCAAAAGCCCGGTCGCCGGCGGCATCGGCCTTTACGGCATGACTGCCTGCAATGAGGCTGGCGCCCAGATCTATGCCGCAGCGGCGAAACGCGAACAGGCCGGCATCCTGTTTGCCGACGCGGTCAAGATGGTGCGTCAATCCCCTGCCCTTGCCAAGCGTCTGGCGTTTTCCGGCGGCGCGGGCCGCGAGTTCAACATCGCGCACCACGGCTCGGGCTCTTTCTTCCGTCCGGTGTCGCGCGATACCGGCAGGACCGGCTCGGGGCCGCGGCCCTATTTCGTGCTGGCCGATGAGATCCACGAGCTGCCCGACCGCTCAATCATCGAGATGCTGGAACGCGGCTTCAAATTCCGCCGCGACCCGCTGCTGTTCATGATCACCAACTCGGGCTCCAACCGCAATTCGGTAGCGTGGGAAGAGCATGAGCACGCGATCAAGGTCGCGGCGGGCAATATCGATGTCGTGACCGATCCCACCTATCTCGGCGAGGTCATCGACGATACGACCTTCAGCTACGTCTGCGCGCTTGACGAGGGCGATGACCCGCTCACCGATCCCACCTGCTGGATCAAGGCCAACCCGCTGCTCGGCGTTACCATCACAGCGGAGTATCTCACCGAGACGGTCGCACAGGCCAAGGCGATTCCGGGACAACTCAACGGCATTCTGCGGCTCCACTTCTGCGTGTGGACCGACGCCGAGACCGCCTGGATGACCCGGGCGACGGTGGAGCCCGCGCTCGCGGACTTCGAGATTTCCGATCACGCCGGCGCCCGTGCGGCGCTGGGGATCGACCTGTCGCAGAACAGGGATATCACCGCTCTGGCTGCCATCGTGCAAACGGGCGTGGTGGAGACTGGCGAGCACGCCGGCAAACCGCTGTTCGATGGCTGGGTGGAGGCCTGGACGCCGGGCGACACACTTGCCGCGCGCGAGCTGCGCGACAAGGCGCCCTACGCAACATGGGTGCGGGACGGATTCCTGCATGCACCCAGAGGCGAGAATATCAGCCTGCGGCAGGTCGCCCAGGCACTCGCCGACTATGACCGGATGTTCGCCATCAGCGTCGCCGCCTACGACCGTTATGCGTTCAGAAGGCTCGAGGAAGAAGTCGCCGAACTGGGGCTTGCCCTGCCTTTCGTTGAGCACCCCCAGGGCGGCACCCGGCGCGGCAAGCCCGCCGAGGGGATGAGCGAGGGGCTGTGGATGCCGGGCTCGGTCCGGCTCGTCGAGGAAGCGCTGCTCGAGCGGCGCCTGCGTCTCAAACGCAGTCCCGTCCTCGTCTCGGCCATCATGTCGGCCGTCACCGATGAAGACCGCTGGGGCAACCACTGGCTGGCCAAGGAGAGAGCCGTGAACAAGATCGATTGCGCGGTGGCGCTATGCATGGCGCTGGGCGCGGCCATGGGCAGCGTCGCCGCCATTCCCGTCTCCCCATGGGACGACCCCAACTTCCGGTTGGTGGCGTGATGGGCTGGCGTGACTGGCTCGGGCGCGAGACGCGGGCGTCGATCGAGAACCCGACCATCCCGGTAAGTTCCGAAAACTTCCTCGCCTTCTTCGGTGTCCAGTCGGGCAATCTGCCAGCTGTCACCATCGATAGCGCGCTCACCGTGCCGGCGGTCTCGGCGGCGGTCACCTTCCTGTCGTCGAGCATGGCGAACCTGCCGCTCCATGCCTATCGCACCAAGGGCGACGGGGCAGAGCGGATCCGCAGTGGCATCCAGCGGCTGCTCAATGAAGCCCCCAATCCGGAATGGACCAGCTTCGGCTGGCGCAAATATATGTGGCAGCAGGTGTTCACCGGTGGGCGCGGCGTGTCGTGGATCGAGCGCAGCGGCGCCAATATCGTCGGTATCTGGCCGATGGATCCGGCTGCCACCACGGTAAAGCGGGTCGAAGGCCGCAAATTCTATGCCGTTGCCGGCAAGGCGGCAGCCTATCCGGCCGCCGACGTCATCGACATTCCGTACCTCTTGAAGCGCGACCAGCTTGGTTCCTACAGCCCGATCATCAACGGCGCCAAGGCGATCGCGCTAGCGCTGGCCATGGGCGACTATGCCGGGGATTTCTTCGCGGGCGGCGGGGTTCCGCCACTCGCGCTGTCGGGTCCGCTGCCACAGGGCGCGGACGCAATGAAGCGGGCGATGGGCGATATCCACCGCGCCATCGAGGCGGCCAAGGCCAGCCGCAAGCCGATCTTTCCGATGCCGCCCGGTCACGAGCTCAAACAGGTCGGGTTCGATCCCGCCAAGGGGCAGATGACCGAGGCCCGCCGCTTTCAGGTCGAGGAGATTGCCCGGGTCTATAATTTGCCGCCGGTCTTCCTGCAGGACCTCACCCACGGCACATTTTCCAACACCGAGCAGCAGGACCTCCACCTGGTCAAACACCTCATCGCGCAATGGGCCAAGGCGTTCGAGGAGGAGCTCAATCTCAAGCTGTTCGGGCCCCGCGGCGGTGCACGCTATGTCGAGCATAATCTCGACGGCCTGATGCGCGGCGATTTTGCCGCCCGCATGGCCGGGCTCGCCCAGGGAATCCAGAATGCGATCCTTACCCCCGATGAAGCCCGGGCGCTGGAGAACCGGCCGCCGCGCCCGCAAGGGGACCAGCTCTACATCCAGGGCGCGACCGTGCCGCTCGGCAGCAATGCGGCCAACGCCGGCGACGCCGCTGCCGTACCCAATGGAGATACCGTATGACGATGGAACGACGCGCGCTGGTGCGTCCCCTTGATGTCCGATCGGCCGGTGATGGCCCCACCATCGCCGGCTATGCGGCGGTGTTCGGTAGCGCCGCCGACATTGGCGGGCAGTTCCGGGAGATCATTGCGCCCGGGGCTTTCCGGGGCACGATCGCCGGTGACGTGCGCGCGCTGATAGACCATGATAGCGGGCGCGTGATCGGCCGTACCACGGCGGGCACGTTGCGGCTCGCCGAAGACGATGTAGGCCTCGCGGTCGAGATCGATCTGCCCGACACCCAGGATGGCCGCGACCTTGCCACGCTGATTGCCCGCGGTGACATCTCGGGCATGTCGTTCGGGTTCATCGTCACCCGCCAGCTATGGGACGAGACCGGCGATATCCCGGTCCGCACTATCCAGGCCGTCGATCTGCGCGAGGTCAGTGCCGTCGCCTTCCCCGCCTATGACGATACGTCCCTTGCGCTCCGCTCGCTTGAATCCGCGCGGACGGCGGCCGGACAAGCCCGCGCGGACCATAACCGCAAGCGCGCCGAGGCCCGCATTGCTGAGCGCAAGGCCGCTGCCGAACAGAGATTCCGCAAGATTTAACGAGATTCCCGCGCGTCAACGCGGAGCCCATCGCCTGCCCTTGGGAAAGGCATCGAGGTCGCCGTGTTGGCGGCCTTTTTGCTTTAAGGAATATTCTCATGACCACTGAATTGAACGACAAACGCGGCCGCCTCGTTACCCAGGCCCGCGAAGCCCTCGACGAGATCAAGGCCAACACCGACGAAAACCGCACCGCTGAACTGGAGGCGCGCCACGACATGATCATGGCCGACTTCGACAAGGTGGAAGTGGAAATCGCCCGCGAAGAGCGCACCGCAGCCGCCGAGGCCCGCGCCGATGAAGCGCGCGCCAGGCAGCGCCCGCACCCCAAGGACAGTGAAGCGCGCGGCGTTGATGAGGTCGAGGGCGTCGAATATCGTACCGCCTTCGCCAAGGCCATCTGCGGCCCGCTCGAAGATCTGACGCAGGAAGAGCGCGCCGTGCTGAACACGCATCGCGCCGAGTTCCGCGCCCAGACGGCAGGCACCACCACGGCCGGTGGTTTCACCGTCCCGACCGAACTGGCGAACCAGATCATCAAGTCGATGCTCGCCTATGGCCCGATGTATGACCCCGGCGTCACCACCGAAATGGTCACGTCGAGCGGCAATCCGATCAAAATCCCGACCGTCGATGACACGGCCTCGACGGCAGGGATCCTCTCTCTCAACCGTAAGATTCACCGTGCCTATGCCAGAGTGCGAGAGGGCAATTTCTCGCTCGATGGTCTGCTCGGTTTCGACCTCAAGGGGCGGACCGCCGGGATCATCGGTTTGGGCAAGATCGGGATCGCGGTTGCGCGCATCCTGGTGGGTTTCGGATGCCGGGTTCTGGCCTTCGATCCCGCGCCCGACCAGGACATGGCGAAGATCGGCGCAGAAGCGGTGGGCCTCGACCATCTGCTTGCCGAAGCAGACATCGTGTCACTGCATTGCCCGCTCACCCCCGCAACCCATCACCTTATCGATGACGCTGCGCTTCGGCAGATGAAGCGGGGCGTTATGCTCATCAATACCGGCCGCGGAGCGCTGGTCGATACGGTCGCACTGATCACCGGTCTGAAATCCGGTGCTATCGGCTACCTCGGCCTCGACGTGTACGAGGAGGAGGGAGACCTTTTCTTCGAAAACCTCTCCGACAAGATTTTGCACGACGACGTCTTCGCCCGCCTGCTTACTTTTCCCAACGTTCTCGTCACCGGGCACCAGGCCTTCTTCACCACTGAGGCGATGACGGCGATTGCCGCCACCACGATCGAAAATCTTTCCAGCTTCAAAGCCGACGGCGCACCGCGATATTCAGTAACGATCGCCCGGACGGACTGA